TCGTTTAGATTAGACTCTGTCCTAGAGTTTAGTAGTAGAACCCTAAGTTGGACTAAGTAAGATGCCTAGGAAACCAATGACAGAAGAACAACGTGCAGCTGCGGTCGAGAGACTTGCAAAAGCACGTGAAGCTCGGGGTCACGATGGATCTAAGTCAGTACATGAAAATCTTCGTGACATGGATAAGGATAGTCCTATACATTGGAAGAAGGTGAAGGGTTGGATAACGGAAATACAGACTGAGTTGAAATCAACTAAGGCTAAGAAAACATCCAAGGACAGAAAAGAACGTACAGAATATATTAATCTGGAAGTTTACCTTTCTAATCTTAAGAAGTATATTGCGAGTGGTATCTACCATGACTCTCGTTATGGTCGACACCGTGAAGGTCGCATGAATACTGTAGTCCGTACCCTAGCATACCATCCAGATGGATTTCCTAAAAGAACGGTAGGATTTTATTACCCTGATATTGGTGGACAAGTCTGGACAAAGGAGATGGATGATGAGTATCAAAGAAGTAGAAGTCTCGAAAGGAACCGAGGACGAAAACAAGTTTCTGAACAAGAAAGCGTTTAGTAAACTTATAGAGACCACAGTTTTCACAAAGAGACTTAGTTACATGGATGCTATATTACACGTATGTGAGAAAAACAATATTGAACCCGAAGATGTCAAACGGTACCTCAATAAAGCTATTCTCGAAAATGTTGAAGCTGAAGCAAGATCTTTGAATTTCTTGCCAAAGATGAATACATTAGATGTATAAATATAGTAGTAAACGCCAAATAATAGTTTACAAAACATACGATGTGTGGTATAATAAACCACAATACAATTTAATACACTGTTAATACGAAGGAAATAAAATATGTCTTTTGCAACATTAAAGTCCAAGTCTATGGACATCTCAAAACTCGTCAACGCAGCAACAGAAGCGTCTGGCGCAAATCAACAAACTAACAAGTACCAAGATGATCGCATCTGGAAGCCCACTGTAGATGAGTCTGGCAATGGTTATGCTGTCGTCCGTTTCTTGCCTGCAATGGAAGGTCAAGACCTCCCTTGGCAAAGATACTGGGATCATGGGTTTAAAGGCCCAACCGGAAAGTGGTACATTGAAAAGTCTCTCACCAGTATTGGACAGAATGATCCAGTAGGTGAGTTAAACTCTCGTTTATGGAATAGTGGTATCGAAGAAGATAAAGAAACCGCTCGCAGACAGAAGCGTCGACTACACTATGTGTCTAACATCTTAGTGTTGAATGATCCATCAAATCCGTCTAACAACGGAAAAGTCTTCATGTACCAGTATGGTAAGAAGATCTTTGATAAGATTATGGATCTTATGCAACCAGAATTTCCTGGCGAGACCCCAGTAAACCCATTCGACCTTTGGAGTGGTGCTGACTTCCAACTTAAGATTAGAAATGTTGCTGGGTATCGCAACTATGACAAGTCTGAGTTCAAAGCATCTTCCTCTCTACTTGAAGGTGATGAGACTGCGTTGGAAACTGCTTACAACTCTATGCACGAAATCTCAGAGTATGCAGATCCTAACCAATACAAGTCTTATGATGAACTCAAGCAGAAACTAGAGATGGTTCTTGGACTATCTACTGGTGTTGGTTCGACAGTTAAGAATGAAGCTTTGAGTCAGTCTGCTCAGACTGCACCTCTTAAAGCGGTAGGGGAACCTACGATTGTTGAAGCACCCACACCAGTGATTCAGTCTGCCTCTGACGAGGAAGACACACTATCTTACTTTGCTAAGATGGCCGCTGAAGATTAATTTTCGGTGTCATGTGTTACGAAGAGGGACTCGAAAGAGTCCCTTTTTTATGCAGTTCTTGTTCCCATAAATGGGTCCATAGAATCATGTGAAGATAAACCATTACTTACAAAACTAGTACTATTGTTATTAGTATTGTTTGTGGAATTATTGGAGGGTGCGAATACTGCGTTTCCTCCAGTTTTATTTGCGGCAATTTGACTGGCGGTATCGACACTCTCCTTCATCTTGGGTGCCTGTGTGGGCACTGGTTTAAGTAAAGATGATACCTTACTAAAATTTTCAATATCTTTTCCACTGAATGAGTTTAAGCCTGGCGTAAAATCAAGTTCTTTCTGTCCATCAAACCATCCTTCACCAACAAGATATCTATTTTCAGGATTTGGTCCCTTACCAATCATAGCACCCATCATGGGAATGAGGTAGGACATTGATTTACCAAGTCTAGCCACTGATCTATCAATTTTGTTGAAATTGACCTTGCCGAAACGTTCTACTGAGTTGGTGACAATATCTATTTTTTCTCCGATATCGGAAAGACCTTGAAGGTTATCTGCGTTTAATGTGGAAAGTGGAAGAAGACCTCTATATATTTTTTGAAATACATCTTCTTCATCATTTTTACCAAAAATCCTACCAACAAAGTCCAATATGCCACCTAGTGCTTGCCCTCCTAGTAGAGCAATCAATCCACCACCAAGAGTAACCATAGAACTACCGACAGCAATCAGGTTAGCTCCGTCTAGTTCACTGAGTGGATTGAGACCCGCTGCGAGGTTAATCATTAAGTCTCTTATCCCAGTACCATCAGCACCGAAGAATCCGAGTATTTTTATTAATCCATCTGTGGCTGCGAGTCCAGCAAAGAATGCACCAAGACCAACACCTATCGCACCCATACCAACTGCTGCCATACCAGCTGCCCCTGCACCACCGACTGCACCGAATAGTGCGCCTGCACCTAAGAGTGCACCTAAAGCGACTAGTGACTGTCCAGAGAACGCACCTAAACCTTCAGCAAGATTTATCATCATGTTCTTGAGAGAGGACATGTCGGTGTTCATCCATGATCCTGCTTTATCACCTAACGCAAGTCCAGCAAAGAATGCACCAAAGCCAAGACCTATTGCACCCATACCAACCATCGCTTTACCCGAACTTTTAGCTCCAAATAATGCACCGAATGCTCCTCCTGCCGCAAGTAAAGCGCCCATTTTCAGTAAACCTTCCGTGGGAGTATCAGCGAAGGCCTCACCTAATGTTACCATTTGTTTTTTTATGGTGCTCATGTCGGTGTTAATCATTGCACCTAATTTATCGCCTGCTGATAATCCAGTGAAAAATGCACCAATACCAAAACCTAATGCACCCAGTGTTGCGACTGCACCCAATCCTTTTATGGCAAATCCAAGACCAGCGCCTACTCCAGCTCCAATACCAGTTCCAAAACCACCCGACTTATTGACAGTTTTTGATTTATCTACGGTTTTGTTTGAAACCTTCCCTCCGCCTTGAATTCCTTCTATAGCCTTGAGTAACCTGTTATTGAAATCTTTCCTCTCTCTATTTTCTTCTAGATCATCTCCGGTTTTTTTACCTTCCTGAAATCCTCTTATTGCCTTAAGTATACCACGATTACTCTTTTCTATTGACTGAATCAAATTGTTAGAAAAAATAGATCGAACAGCAGAATCACGTGCACGACCGGATAGAATGTATATACCCATGTCTATGGTGCCGACTTTTTCTAGCATCTTATCAGTAGTGATTTTCTGGGATTCTAGTTGTTGTGCTATTTTTTTAAGGCTCATTTCTTATCCTTGTTGTTTGGCCCTTTGATTTTTTTCATTGATATCATTCATCAACATTGTTAGGTAAATCTCTCTCTCCCAAGGTATCATTCCTTCCACTTCGTCCAACGAGTAGTTAAAATTATTTAACAGTTGGAAATTTACCTGATAATAATTAGTCAAAGTGTCGTGAGAGAGATTTATCAAAAAAAATCGTCCATGCCTCTTAATGTTTTCTTATTATTATGATTACAAGATTCACATTTGAATTCCACATCCTTTGATAAGGTTGGTATGGAAACAGCAAACTGTGATATCTTTTCGAATTGATCCGTTGTCATAGATTCTAAGAAGTTTATAATTTCTTCTTGGGGTTCATCTTTTATAGAGATTCTCTCATCATCTGTTAATACAGAATCCATACAACTAACGACCAGATGAAGTAAAGCTTCTGTTGCAGTATTACTATCTAATAGTTCTTGATTTGATAAAAAATCTTCATATGTGGGAAACTTCATCTTTACAACAATATCGTCTGTTACAGCTATAGTCATGTCAGGCATATCACCAACAACTTCAACTTCGTCCAGATCAATATTTACTTCATTATCAGTCTCACACTCTTCACATTTCATCAACACCGTAGAAACTTCTCCTACAGATTTAGAACGAATTTTAGTAAACATATAATCAACATCAAATGTTGATAGAGTTCCCTCAATTTCATCTTCAACACAGATATTAATTGTATTGACTACAGATCTCAATAGATCTCCTCTATTTTGTGACTCAAAAGCTATGAGTAAATTCTTTTGTTCCTTAACTAGGAATGGTCTGTAAATAACCTTCTGTCCTGACGAAGGTATTGTCATTTCATATGTGGGTGTTGAGTTTAACTTTGGTAATGCCATTTTATAAATCCTATATAATTTAAATTATTCCACCGGATAGACTTATTTTGGGAGAGAATAGACTTCTTTCATCTTTGATCACTATCCAGTTTGTGTACGAAAATTGTACACTTACTTCTACTAATCCATCCGCATCATTTGATAGTTCAATACTACTTATAGTTGTCGGAAAGGCATCTATAAGTTCTATACTATATATTGATGCTCCCAACAAATCAAAATCTATACTTAAAGGTCCTAGATCAAAACCCACTCTCATAATAGGTTTTCTTAATTGATGGATTTTGATTGGGGATACATAATCATTTTTGTATGCTACTGTTCCTTTTCTTAATGGGTTTCTAGTATTTCCTAGTTCCTCGGTCTTTCTTTTTTTATTTTCTATGGACTCTGGTGTTTGTTCCGTATCCACAGAAGTTTCTTTAGATTCCAATGTCGCATCTGAGAGTCTTTCCTCTCCTATCATAACTCTTCTCCAAGAGTCAAAATATTTCTTTATTCCATAGTCATTCAACGCATAAAATGTCATGCTGACATCGTCTACTGCAAAACCATTAACTACCTTTTCGTTAAATAGTCCCATTTGTCGATCTAAGGTGAGTATTTGTTTGCCAGGCATGGATACATTCTTACATAGAATATTAGCATCTCTTGGGTCCAAACCTGATAGTTTGGATTTGTTATTTATTCCTACTGTCGTGGGCATTTCCACTGAATATTGGTTGGTCACAGCAATGCCATTTTTGGATATTAGTGCACCTTTTAGTTGTTCTATTCCAGCCATTTATTAACCCACCATCTTTTGAGAGTC